ATGGTAGTATTGATGATGTGTATGAATCTATCCTATCCAAGTTTGTTACTGAAGCTGATGGTGACAATAAAGAGGAAGAAGATGATGATAAAAATACACGAGATACGATGCGTGATGCTCGTAAAGATCTCAATGATGACTTAGGTGATGAGGAACCTCTTGATGAAGAACAAAATGGTGATATACCTGCTGATGATGAAGATGGTGAAGATACGAATACAGATGATGATAATACAGACGATACAGAGAATACTGAAGATCCTACTGAAGGAGATGAAGAGGAATCGGATTCCGAAGACAACGATTCTACTGACACCGATGCTGATAGTTCTGATGATGATGGAATGGATTCTGGACTCGATGACATGGGTGACGGTGACGATACTGATGGTGACGATTCTTCTGGTACTGATTCTGAAGGGGATGATGCTGGCGGTGATGCTGACAGCTCTGACGATACTTCTGATGATAGTTCTGCTGATGGCGATCCTAATGCAGATAAGAATAAGAAGATAAATAAAATCAATCTCCTTAAAGATTTTATTTCTCTCTATAAAACAATTGAAAATTCTAACAAAAAATTAACAGAGGCTAGAAAAGATAATATCTTAACTTCTGTGACAATTAATCAAGTACGTAAGAATCTTACACGATTGGGAGAAGTCGTGTATAATTACATCTTATTGTACTACGATGGCAATGACCATTCCATCAACCTCTACAACTTTAAATATTTCTCCGAAATACTGAAGTTGAATGTAGACATGCTTCGTATTATGCAAAATAACGAAGATAACGGTCAAACAAATAGTTAAATTATATTGACTATTTGATGTTTTAATTAAACCATCAAATTTTTTCTTGAAAACAAAAGTAATTTAGGAGGTTGACAAATGTATCAACACATCTATGATTCCGAACGCCAAGTAACTCCTGGTGTAGGATCTTTCACTGATAATCGTGACGGTGGTTTCAAAGAGCAATTCAAAGCAACCGTTGAATCTTTCCGTAACAACTACCAAATCGATATCCTTTCCGATATGAAACAAGTATTGAACGTTGCTCCTTTATATGAAGCATACAAAGAAGCTATGTTCAATGATGCGTTGGAAGCTACTTCCGAATCTTCTTTCGCTACTTATGGTCACAATAACAACGACGAATACGTTGCAATGCACTCCGACAAAATGGACCAATACATTGAAAATACTCGTCAAACATTGTTGACAGAAGCATCTTCCGTTGGTTTGATCGAACCAATCGTTGGTTTGACAATGCCTATCTTGAAAAAACAATACATTGCTAACCAATTCAAAGATATGCTTCAAACTATCGTATCCACATCCCCAATCGTGAAATATGCTTACGAACGCCGTTTCTTGAAAAACAAGAAAGGTGAAAAGAAATATTTCCCTGAATGTTTCTACGATGGTTCTTACTATGAATTCACTGATCAAGGTATTGGTAAAGAAGTAACAAACAAATGGTACCCACAAGCTGGTGGCACATTGCCTTTGTTCGACTTGAACATCCTTGAAGAATCCGGTGGTTCTTTAGAACAACGTGATGCTTTGTCCTATGACTTCGGCATCAAAGCGATCAAAATGGAAATCCCTGTACCTGCTGCTGGCGGCGCTGGTACTACTATGGAAACTATCGTAGTAGACAACTTGGATATCCGTCCTGACTACGCTAACAACACATTCAAATACACTCTTGAAATTGAAAACAAAGTAGACCCTACACAAGCTCCTAACAAAGTACAAGTGTTCGGTTCCTACTCTCCTTATGATGGCTTAGTAACTGTATCTGCAGCAGTAGATCCTTCCACTAACATCACAATTAAAGGTATTCAATTCGGTGGTCACTTGTCCAATGCAAACAACAACGAAACAATTGAATTGGATAAAGAACGTCATAACCAACAAATCACCATCGCTGAAAAAGAACGTTTCAACGCTGGCTTGACTTTGGAAAAAATTAAAGACGAAAAAGCTTTGGCTAATATCGATGTAACTGTTGAAGTTGTATCCGATATGTCTGACGTTTGTGCTCAAACTGCTGACTCCAACACTCAACGTTTCTTGGAACAATCCTTCCAAAAAGTTAAAAACATGGGCAACCGTGTATTCCAACCAATGGGTTATAACTTCCAATTCGCTGATGAAGTATCCTTCGATATGGCTGCACCAAGCACATACATGGTTCCAGAATCCGAATGGAGAAGTAAACAACTTCGTTACTACTTAGGTCGTATGATTTCTTACATCAAAACTAAGTTACGTGACGAACGTATTATGATTGCTATCTCTGCTAACTCCTACGTAGTTGAATTGTTAAATGCAACTGATGATGACATCCGTTGGGTATTGAACTCCGACTCCAACATCGGTGGTGTTAAACTTGACTACAAATTCGGCGTTATGACTGTTGATGGTACTCGTGTACATATCATTGCCAGCCAAAAAGAAACAGTAGAAAAAGGTTTCCGTATCACTGTTATTCCTTTGACTGACACTGTAATTACATACCGTCGTTATGAATATAGCTTCAACATCGAAACTAACTACCGTAACGCATTAACTCCATTGACTCCAAACATCATGTGCGTACAACGTTACGAAAACATTGAAGTACTTCCTGTTCAATCTTGCTTGTACATCAAACAATATCGTGAACGTAACCTTGGTTTAGCTCCTAACGCTGTATACTCCAGCTTATCCGCTACTCATATCTAATAGATAGCACGATGATCGTTTAGATTATTGGAACTGATATATCCCCATATGGTTATTATGCCATATGGGGATATTCTTTAATGAAAGGAGTACACTTTGATGTATGATTCTGCTATAGAATATGAAGAATACGTCTTGTATACTACTGAAGCTGAAACTAATCTATTGAAGTCTAAGACTGCGACTAAGATTAAAGATATCTTAATTCGTATTGCTGAGAAGGCTTCTAGCCTTGTTTCAAAAATCATTTCAAAATTTATTGCGTTAGTTAAGAAGGCTAACGTAGTAGTACTCGACAAACTTGCTAGTCGTAACTTAAAGAAGGGTCGATTCAAGAATAAGTCTATGGCTGTACCAGATATTCCTGGGTTCCGTCAATTACTTATGGACTTGAATAAACTTCCTAGTTTTGCTAAAGATATTAATGCTGCATTGAGTGGTAATGATATCGACTGGGATAAAACTTTTGAGGAAATCGACAATATGCGTGACCGTGTGAACACTGTTAGAAATCAATTGAGTTCTCACAAACGCACAAATATTAACCCTAGCTTAGTTAAGAAGTTAGTCATGTATGCTAACTTAGGTACTAAAGCTAGAGTTCAAACAGCAGATGTCAATATTAAACGAATTAAGAGTAAAGTTTCAAACTTACGTGATGATAAAGCCTCACAACAGGTCCATCAAATCACGAGTCGATTCATTAACTTATTCGTAGCTATGACATCTCTCATATTCCGTATTACTCGTATGAGTTTAAATAATCTACGTAGATTGGCACGGAATATCGTAAAAACTGAAAACTAATCGTAACATGAGGTATATAACATGAACGAGTATAATCAATATTGTATCGAGGCAGAACTTTTAGTGTTCCAACTCGAAAGTAAAGAGATTGCCATGGAAGGATTCTCTGATAGCTTGAAAAAAGCTTTTGGATCCGCTATCGATGGCATCAAGAATACTTTTACTAAAATCAGAGGCTGGTTCAAAAAACGTGAAATTGATAAAATCATCGATGCGTTTACTGAAGCAGTCAAACATGAAATCCCATTAGAAGCTAAATTCTATAAGGATTTCGATGAAAATGATATTGCAGATATCAAAAAATTAATCGAGAAATCTGTTAAGGCGTTAAAAGATGAAGATAGTAAGGATATTGCTGAAGAAGTTCGCGAAGCTATCAATAAGCTTAAGTCCAAATATAACGAAAAGCTTATTGTTAAACAGCGAATCGAAATGTCCGATGCTATCCGCATGGGTAAATTAACTCGAATCCTTATCACTAGTGACGTTAATGCTAAAGTAGTGGAACGAGCGGGTAATCGTGCTTCTAAAGACTCTATCACTCAACTTCATGCTAAAAACATTCTAGCATTATATGCATTGATGCGTAAGCTCGTTAATGATTGCTATCGTATTATGAAAGCTCTTTATAACTATGCTAGAAAGTATTATGATAGAGGCTTCCAAGCAGGTTATGCTACTGGTTATAATACAGGCGCTGCTTCTGGTCAGGGTACAGTTATTGTACATCACTAATGAAGGAGGTAACCATGGATTATAATAATGAACGTATTGAATTAGCTTTGCTTGAGATGTATACACTTGAAGCAGCGAGTGCTAGTGTTGGCAACAAAACTTTGGCGTTAATCAACAACCTAAGAGCCAAAATCAAAGAAGGTAACACTGAATTTATCTTTAATGCTGCAACAGGCCGTACAATCGATAAAGTGTTAAAGAAACTTCAAAAAGCAAAAATCAATAAAGATATTAGCTTTTACTCAATGGTTGATATCAAATACTTCAAAGATTCTATCAAGCTATTAGAGCAATCTATTCACGCTTTTAAGTCTGAAAAGCTCGATGAGAATGCTCTTGCTAAGGTGAAATTGAATCTTGAACGCATCTATCGCCAAGATAACAAAAAACGTCATACTATCCCTCTCAGTGAATTAAAGTTGGATAAGTTCATTAAAGAACGCCAAGAATTTATTGAGTCTACTAAGGATGGTAAGTTGGTAAGTTTGTTGACAGATATCGAAAAAGAGATCTCAACTATTGCTAACTCCGAAGAACGTTTCCCTGGTGAAGTTAAATACCTAAATAGTCTTGCTTCGGCTACCTCATTAGTATCTAGCCGACTAATTTCATACATAAATCTTTATAAACAAGATTTAAAAAATATAGAAAACTACGCAAAATCCCAAGAAAATATATCAGAGGAAGGTAAATAATGACCGATATGAAACTCGATAAAGAAATCGTAATTGAATCCGCTGAACTTCAACTATTGCTCACCGAAGGTGATACTGAAGCGGCGTCTGAGAAAGGTGAATCCCTTCTCTCTAAAATGAAAAAGAGTTTAGCTGAGAAGATTAAATCTCTTAAATCTATATTTAGTAAGAAAAGTAAAGATATAGTGCAAGCTAAAAATGCTGACGGCTCTATTACTACTAAATTAGTTAATCCAGAATACTTAACCGCATTCAATAAAGCATATGCCGCAAACGTTAAAGCACTCAAGAAAGTATTCACTACTAAATCATTTGATGATGAATACGAAGAACTTCTTGGTGATGCAACTGAATTATTCGATAAACTTTCTAAAATTGAAATGACGACGGTAGAAACTATCGACCCAGTAGATGCTGTAAACGCTATGCATAAATTGGGTGCTGAAGTGTTAGATAAACTTAAAGAACTTGAAGGTGTTCTTGACCATATCACTAAAGTCGTTAAACATGTAGTAGATAATGGTAATGAAGAAGACACTAAAGAATTGCGTGCTCAATTAGCCGCTCTTTATATGGTTCAAAAAGGTATCTATGGTGATACTGAAAAACTATTCAATTGCTTTATGGATATCCGTGATGCTATTACTAAAGCAATTGAAGACTAATTGATCAATAGAGATAGAACGTTTAGTTCTATCTCTATTTTTTTTCTCATTAGATAATGCTGAGTTAGACACTTAAATAACATTGATTAGAAAGGTGGTTACTATGAATACCAACAATCGTGCTAGAATTCAGACCAACCTCGAATCAATCGTGAACGGTATGGAGTTCCAAGAGCTTAGTGATAAGTTCGATAACATCATCCATACTCGTGACGAAGATGCTATCGAGGCAAGTCTATACCACATAGCTAGAATATTAAAACGTATTTTCAATATCGAAACTAAATTCTCGATTATTGATCGGACTGGTCAAAGTCCATTCTTTGGGTTTAATCTGTTCCCTACCTTTGAAGATATTAAAGATATATCTGTTAAAGTATTAAGTAACTCCACAGATGATATTATCGATATCTGGCAAAATACAGATGATTGGTATGTTGAAATCGACTCCAATCTATTATATAACTCCAGTAAACAGTTCAACGCAAAAGAAATCGCAACACTATTACTATATCGTATCGAACAAGTGGTGTTCAACTATGAATTACCAGAAAAAGTAACTATGATTGTACGACAAGCACTTACATCTCTTGATTATAGAAGTAATGCTGTGGCTCGTAGTGCTATCTGTCGTGATTTGTATATCATTCCATTCTTAACTGCCGCCGGATATGTTAACTACACACAAGATCTTCCTGTTGATTCCATGCTTCGTGCTACAGAAGAATCCGAACAACGCTATCGTTTAGCATTCAATAAGATCTTGACCAACTTCGGTATGTTAGAAACAATTGATAGAAATACCACTGAATTTGAACATACATTGAATTATGTATTGCTCATGATTTTTGAATCTATCAATGATATGAAGTATAGTACACGTACCCTTCGTTTTAACGTTAAAAAATACGTTGATGGTCTCACATCTAACTATGTGAAGGCTGTGATGAAGAAAATCTTTATAAAATTCACCAATGTGAACGGTAAAGTTCCTGCATTAGAAGCTTCTAATCCTAAGATGCAAGAAATGCAAGAAAAGATCGCTGAAGCTCATATTGTAGAACAAGTGCAAGCTATCTATGAGGCCACTAAGATTATCCAAGACTTCATTGATAAACACGGCTTCGTTAAGAAAGTAGATAATAAAGAAATTGATATCATTCGTATCGAAATTTCCGATATGGAAACTAGTGATGATAAAATCTTCTTAATTGAACGCGTATATAGATTCCTTAGTATCGTAAACTACTCTTTGTCTCTACTAGAAGATCCAGAGTTAGGAAAACGTGTTCGTGTATCTAAATCTATGCTACAAAAACAAAAATCCGAACTCGAAGAATTACGTCAAATTATATTGGAAGCTAAGATTGCTCCTAAGAAATATGGTTTGTATGTAAAATATCCAGTTGGGTATGAAGGCTAATAATATAAGTCATTAGGGGTTCGCTCCTAATGACTTATTTATTCTTATTATAGGAGGTTCTATGGAAGAAACATTTATACCACCTGGAGCCAAACCCGCTATGGGTTATGATATGTCTAAGTTCTATGGGATTGATGCAAGAGGAATTCCTTTCTTCTATCATATATCAACATCGAACTTATCATTTATTCAGACAGCAATGGATTTAAAATCATTAGGGATTAAGAATAATGCTTTCTTTTTAGCATTATATAATCCCGACTTAGCTGACGTTGATCCATTCAGTCCCAATCTAACGAAAGAACAAGTACAAGCCATCATCAATGAATGTATTATTAACCCATGGTACTTCATTCGGGAATGTGTCCGTATCCCAGAACAAGGTGGCGGTACAGGACCGGGTGCTGGTTCTAAATTCAGATTACATCGTGGTAACTTAGCCGCTTGCTGGTGTTTCTTTAGAAATATCGACTTGTATCTAGTAATCCCACGCCAGTGCTTTAAAACGCACTCTATGTTAGCCTGCTTAAACTGGGCTTACATCTTTGGTACATCAAACTCTGTATTCAACTTCTCCAATAAATCCCAAAAAGACTCTGATGATAATTTGAGAAAGATGAAAGAACAGAAAGATGTATTACCAATCTATATGCAACATCGCTACGGTATTGAATTAGACGAAAGCGGTGACTTCAAACAGGTCAAAGGTCTCGACAACGTTCGAACCATGACGAACCCTGTTAATGGTAACCGTATCGATTCTAAACCATCAGCGGCAACAGAAGAAAAAGCGGATGGTATCGGTCGTGGTAACTCCGCACCAATTCAGTTCTATGACGAAGTTGAGTTTACGAAATACATCGGTACTATCATCATGGCCGCAGGTCCAGCATATGTACGTGCTGCCGAAAATGCCAAGAAGAACGGTGCGATGTTTGGTCGTATCTTTATCACAACACCAGGGAATATCGATTCTCAACCAGTAAAAGATTCTATGAGTACTCGAGAGCAAGCCGCTGTATTCACAGAACGATTATATGATATGACAGAAGAAGATATCCAAGGCTTCTTGAAAGCCAATTCCAGAAATGGTATCGTTTATATCGAATTCAACTATAAGCAAATCGGTATGGACGAAGAATGGTATCAAAAGGTTTGTGCCGTATCGAACTGGGATAAAATCAAGATTAAGCGGGAAGTATTATTACAACGTATTCGTGGTACATCACAATCCCCATTTGATCCAGATGACTTAGATACCATCAATGGGTTCCGTAAAGAACCAATTGATGAAATCATGGTTAATAAAATCTTTACCCTCTATGTATATGAACGATTGGATAAATCTGTTCCATATATCCTAGGTGTCGACTGCGCAACAGGGGTAAACAACGATAATACGGTATTGATGGTCATTGACCCATATACATTACATCCTGTCGCATGTATGAAAACTCCATTAGCAGATGCAGTAGAAACTGCACAAAATATCATTCAAGTCGTGAATCGATATATACCAAAAGCATTAGTAGCTATCGAGTCTAACCATTTAGGTTCTGCCATTATTGCGATTCTTAAACGAAGCTCTATTGCGGCTAACTTATACTACGATATCGATAAAGCTATGGTTCCTGATGTGGAATCCCGCTTAGATAAACATGGTATGGTTATGAACGACCCTAACAATCGTCGTTTCTATGGTGTAGCCACAACAGCAACCACTCGGCCAATGATGATGCAAATCTTATTACGACACGTTGCTGAACGCAAGTCTGATTTCATTTGCCGTGAATTAATTGATGATTTGAATAACTTAATTCAAAAAGCAAGCGGTAAGATTGAAGCAGCTCCTGGTGAGCATGATGACGTTGTTATGGCATACTTAATTGCATTATTTGTATACTACCATGGTAGTAAACTTACTCGCTATGGTATTACTAAATATGACCCACGAAAACCGATTGGGGAGAAAGTTAAGAAAGTAGAAACATATGATGATGCCTATAATGCATTGCCGGATGAGTTGAAACAATACTTCCCTAATCCACAAGGTCAATCTATCTACCAATCATATGGTGGATTACAGATTGATGATGTCCCACAACAGAAAGTGGACCCTAACCCTCCTCCAGCATACTATCAAAGTGCTAGGGAGCAATACATCAACACATCTTCAGGGTTACGAGTTGGTGTTATCAATGATGAATATCAAGAGAAACTCCATGCTCCATATGAAGATGCTGGATATGATGACTATAGTGGCGCATTCGATGTGTGCGATATCTTGAATAGCAACTAATATTAGATGGTATACTTCGGTATACCATCTATTTGTAAAAAAATAAACTCCGTAGTACAGAGAAGTATATACTTATTCGAAATTTATACATAAGGAGTGTATTATGATACTCACAAATGACAACGACTTCGAGGTGTTAGGTGACAATGTCATCGAAGTATCACCTCTTAAAGATTTATCGCAAGAACTTCTTGACGAATTCATCTCTACTCAAATCAGAGAACCGTTTGAAATGAGGACTAACTTCGTAGAAAACTTCAGTGATGAAGCTGACTTGTTAGCAATCAACAATGGTGAAGATGAAGAATATGTAAAACAACTTCGAAATGAAGCGAACGATTTCTATCTCGCTATCATTCGTAAAATTGAAGACCAGTTCCGTTTAGATATCGATCCTGATGTAATCGACGCATTGGATCATCAAGGAACTCAAAATGTATGTGAAGCGCTCTATGAATTCTTCACTGTAAATTATACTAAAAACGTTGCTAAATACTTAGCACGAGTAACGTTGGGCAACTTAGATGTTATCCTAGATGAACTCGCTCATAATGAGAAAGCCAAAGACGTGTCCACATTGGCTATGAAACAAAAAGTGGATGATGAAGTATTTGCTACATTATTAGCGAATATTAACGTCGTATTATCCATTGCGAAAGATATCAATATCGAACCAATTGATATGATGCAATATTTCAACCAAGATAACTTTGATATCTCCGTTATCAGATACTGTATCGAGGAGCATGTTATTAACGGTAACTTCCGTAAACCATTCTTAGATCTTGTGTTCGACAATGATCAAGACTATGTATATGATGGTATTGTAGCAGATGTATACCAATACTTCTTGCAACAGTATGCTGAGCTTAAAATGAAAGCTCAAGGTGCTATTAGTAAAGAATTAGAAGGAGATATCGATGGAGAATACGCCGACTCAAACAACGAATAATGAAACAACTAAATTACTTGACCAATTGGGAGATTTACATATTGAACTCCCAGATACATTATCTCCAGAGGAAAAAGAATACGCTCAAGTCATTCAAGCAATGGAGATTCGTAACTTAATCAATGCATTCGTACGTACGCGTAAATTTGCATTGAATAAAATCTTAGCTATTCTTCCTATGGATGAAGAAGATGCTAAAATTATCTTAGCTCGTCTATCTGAATGTACCGAAGAGGAAATCAATGGATTCAGTGATGAAGAAGTGAAGAAAGTTCTGACCATCAATGAAGAAGATGGTCCTGTTGGTAACTTCTTTATCCCAGAAGTACAACCAGATGATTTCGACATGCCTACATTCGAACGTGACATGTTGACATTATTTGCTGCAACAAAACAACAACTCGATGACGTTGATGCTATGATCAATCGTCTTCAAGAACAATATGATGAGTATGTTTCTGAAGAAACGACTAAGATTATTGAAAGTAGCACATTCGATGAATATATCTTAAATTTCTATCGTCATCAATTGACTGAAGAAGGGTTGTCTGATGATAAACGTACTATCATTGAAACTAATATCAAAGCATTAGAAGATGCTGTTACATTAGAACCATTGAGTACACCAATCATCGAACTATTAAACAAAAAAGGAAATGAATCTATTCTTCATGGTTTCCATAAACAAATGGAAGAGACTATTGCTAAAGCAGTAGAAAAAGCAGAGAAGAATGGCTTAAAATTCCCATTCCAATTAATGATGGATTTAGAATCCAATGAATTTGGTGAAGAGTATAAAGAGTACAATAACTTATTCGTATTCTTATTTGCTCGCTTTATTAAGCATCAACCAGATACAATGGATCAATACACTAAACAATTCTGCAACGCTTTATCAACATCATTGGTTAACATCATTCGTCATGATACCAATACATCCGACGAATACATCGCTAACCGCACTAAATACATGAAAGAGCTCGTTGATTTTGTAATTAACGCAGAATGACAATAGGGTAAGGAGTCAGCTCCTTACCCTATATTTTTTGTCAAAAAAATAAGAATAGGAGGACGGCTATCACAATGGCTAATCCGTTTACTAAAAATGGTGCAAATATTGAATTTAATGGTGAGTATATGGAGGCTTATATACCCGAATATTATTTCAATACTAACATTGCACGCATGGTCGGCGATCACTTCGCAGTGCTCGGTATCTTTAATATCCGAACATTCAAAGATGTTGATGGCAAACAACCTCTTCAATTACGCACAGTGAACTTGCCCGTTCATATAGTAACCTATCCTACAGGGGGATATGAGAAGAAGAAATTAGATTTAGTTGGTAAAGGTGAAGAAATGTATTATGTATTGAAATACTATAATACAGATATCTTCTGTCAAACCGCGGTACCACAATCAGTGGTTGCATTTAAAGATTTCTTGAAGATTTTAACTGCTGGTAAACTACCAAAATCATTTTCTTACGATGACATCATCACACTATGGGATAGAAACTTTGAACTGAATGGGGTCAAATTCGACATTCCTGACGTAATCAAAGAATTGGTTATCAGTGAAATCTATAGAGATCCAGCCAAGCCTGAATATCGGTTTGGATACTTAGTTGGTAAAAATCCATCTATTTCTCGATACGACTACACTACAGCGAATACTAAGGAGATTACGAAATATAACTCATCCTTTGCCGCTATCACATTCGAGAACATGGACGAATCCATCGTATCTGCGGTTACTACGACTCGTACTGACCGTAAAGAACAAACATCTCCGATGGAACAACTACTCAAATTCTAATGTAATCTGTAAAAGCCCTCTGGGGTTAAAACAAACATTAAATTAATAATTTAATACCAAATTATAAATATTAAAGGAGGGTTAACATATGCCACGAGCAGGTCAAATTATCCCTGAGTGGATTCAACCTCATGAAGCCGTATATATCAACGATAATACATACTTCGAAGATTATACGTCTGATAATAGTGGTCCGACTTTTCTATGTGTATTCACATCTCCTAAAGGTCGTAACAAACTTCAATTAAAGAAATCTTTCACTGATTTCGTAAATGAATATGGTTTACCTGACTACCAAACTTACGGTCAACCTATGTATATGCCATATGTAGCATTATATACAGGTAACGCTAAAGCACAATGCTTGCGTGTTACTGCTGACAACGCTACATATGCTCATTTCATTCAAACTGTAAGCTACAAAGTAGACGCAGGTAAATTGAAACTCAAATTCGAAACATTCAAACGTGAAGATGTTTCTGATTTGGAAATGTTGGAAATCTACTCCAACGCTATGGCTGCAACTGATATCGATGGTTGGAAACGTCTTCCATTGTTCAGCTTCGCTTGCCTTGGTCCTGGTAAATATGGCCAAGACTTCCGTATTCGTATCACTCATGATCGTAATGCTGACCGTGATAACGAATACAAAAACTATCGTGTAGAATTAATCAGCACTGAAAAAGGTACTAAGAAATTAGAATCTTACAATGTATGCTTCTACATCGATGCTTTGGACCCTAACACTCAAATCACTAACTACATCGAAGATGTAATCAATGATGAAGGCGGTAAAGGTTCTTCCCGTGTATCCGTTAAATTCTACTACGATACACTTCTCGAAGTATTCGATCAATACAAAAAAGTATATGACCAAAATGGTTTCATTCCTCCTACAGTAGTTTCTGTAGATCGTCGTCCAGCTACAACTGCGACATTACCTGATCCTGAGGTTGTATACTACATGACTGCTGCTGACGTAGTTGGTGGTCGTAACATCGCTCAAGGCACATATGTAAAATATGATAACGTGAATAAAACATACAATGATATGACATTCACTCATATTGAAAATACATTGACTGCACTTCCTACATATACTGATGCTGATGCTAGCTACTTATACTTGATTCCTCAAGCTGTAGCTCCTGGTGCACCTACTCCTGCAACTCCAGTATATGACTACTTTGTGAAAGCTGATACTTCCACTGGTGGTACTAATGGTGACGGCTTCGTTAAATTGAACGTAGTTGAAACTAAAAAACTTCCTGCAACTAAACTTGCTGAAGAAGGTGTATACTACTTGTTGACTGCTGAAGATGGTAACTTCCAAAACGGCACATACTTGAAATACACTGCTGCTAATGGTTTAGCTGCAACAACTCTTCCAACTCCTGTAAAACCAGAAAACGAACTTCCATACACTATGGAAACATTCGATATCTTTGGTTACAACCGCTTCACTGAAGAAGATGATAAATTCATCGAAATCGAAGGTGGTAAACAAACTATCCATGTAATGGATATTGAAGGTGTTGGTCTTGAAGGTGGCTCCGATGGTGACTTCGACCCTCGTTCTGGCTTGTCCAAACAAGAACGTCAACAAGCTATCGATAAAGCTTACCAAATGGCATTCCAAGGTGGTGTTGACGCTAAAGTTAAATCCAAACGTCGTGCTCCAGTTGACTTGATTCTTGATGCGAACTACTCTGTTCAAACTAAGAAAGCAATGGCTTCTTTGGCATTAAAACGTATGGATGCTGCTGTTCGTCTTGACACTAACCTCTTGACAAATGTAAACGATGTGTACACAATGGGTCAAACATTGAAAGACATCAATACATTCATGGTATCCAAAAACGCAGGTATGTTCAAAACTGTAGATCCTATCACAGGTAAAGTCATTCCTGTTACCAATACATTATGGATGGCTCAACGCTACCCATTACACGTAGCTACATACGGTAACCATGTTCCTATGGCTGGTGAACGTTATGCTACAATGAGTGGTTATACTAAGAACTCCATTCGTCCATTAATCGATGCTGACGATATGGAAATCAAAGAAAAATTACTCACTGAGTACCAAATCAACTACATCGAAGCTATCGATGAAGATACGTACATTCGCGGTACTCAAAATACTTCCCAAGTTAAAAACTCCGACTTGAGTGAAGAAAACAACGTTCAAGTATTGCTTGAAATCAAACGCAAAATTGAACGTATGGCGGGTAAACGCCGTTATGAATTCTCTGATGAAGATGAATTGAGAATTTTCCGTCAAGACTGCGAAGAAATCTTCAGTGGTTATAAAGGAACTAAATGTCGTTCTATCGACATCCAAGTTTCTATGAATAAATGGGAAAAAACTCGTTCTATCGTTCACGTATACTTGGCAATTGTATTCCGTACATTCCAAAAACGTGCTATCGTCGAAATCGACGTTAACCCAAGAACATAAGAAAGGAGTCGTAATATAACATGAAATCTATCCAGCAAAATATTAAACGCAATACGAAAGATTTCTCGGAATTCGGCTTATGGGTTGGCGGTCTTGATGTTTCCACAAAGAACATTGACCAATTTGACCCTCTTCGTGCTGGTTATTCCCGTATCTTCATCGTACGACTTCCACGTTTCATGGAACGTATGGATATTGCGGCTGCAAAACGTTTTAAACACTTACTCGAACTTGGTTTCACTGGCATTGATGGTATCGCTGATACTACAATGGAAACTGAAGAATTGACTGGTGGTTACGCAGGGAACAAATTCCAAATTCCTAACGTAGTTAAAGATGAAACTGATTCCTTAACTATTAAAGTATACGAATTCTCTGGTTCTCCAATCCGCGAATTCATTGATACTTGGATGACTGGTATCTCTGACCCATTGACTGGTTTGTCCCACTATCATGGTCAAATCTCTCCTGAATGTCAATTCAAAGCGTCCAACCATGTAATGGAAACTATCATTGTAAATACCGACCCAACTGGTATCGATATTGAATACTGTGCTATGTTCTCCAACATGATGCCTAAGAAAGTTGCAAAAGCTCATTTCAACTTTGAACCAGGCTCTCATGCTGCTGTATCTCTTGATTTGGAATTCACAGCTACTCGCTATGAATCCCCACAAATCAATGAAATCGGCTCCGCATTGTTGAACAAATATCGCATCCTTCGCGATTACCTTGACTTCAACTCTGGCTACACTACTCAAATGGTTAATGCTATGCCATCTTACCATAACATGAATCATTTCTAATAGATAGCTAAAAAAAAAATAAAAAGAGAATGGAACTTCGGTTCCATTCT